CACAATCAGGTCCATTATATGAAGTTAATTTAACAGGTTTAACAATGGATTGTTCAGGTTCTTACTCAGCGGTAACTAAAAATCCATTTGCACAATTTGGTATTGATATCGTTGATAAAGACGGAAATAACTATTTCTTTGAAACTTCATTTGGAAATTCAGATTCTCAATACATTTCTAAAGTATTTGGAACAAGTAATTTTGCAAAACCTAGAACAGTTGTTCCTATTTTTGTTGAGGAAACTTATCCGGCTTTATTACAATATGCTTACAGAAAAGGTTATATTAGAGGGTTAAATTGTTCAACAATCAATTTACCACAAGCTAGAGATTTTAGTGGTTCATCAATTGCTTGGTACTTAGAACAATATCAAGCACCTACATCTCCTTGGGTTGTTTCTGAATTAAGAGGTAATAAAGTGTTTAACTTATTCAAATTCGTTACAATTGCTGATGGTGATTCAGCAAACACTTTAGTTAAAATATCTATAGCAAATATGTCATTTAACAATGGTACGTTTGATGTATTGGTTAGAGATTTCTTTGATACAGATGCAAACCCTGTTGTTATTGAGAAATTTACTAGTTGTAATATGAATCCTAACGATAATTCATTTATAGCTAAGAAAATTGGTACTGTTGATGGTGAATATGAATTGAATTCAAAATATATTATGTTAGAACTAAATGAGGACGCTCCGATAGACGCATTACCTTGTGGTTTCTTAGGGTACAATAATAGAGAATATGAGGGTGTTAAATCTCCATTCCCAATTATTAAGTCTTACTATAATTTTCCGGGTGAGATTATTTGGAATCCTCCATTTGGAACTTCAACAGGTACTGATGACGCTTTAGCATCTCCCGGAGATAATGTTCGTAGAACTTATTTAGGTATTTCAGATACATTAGGAATTGATTTCAGTGTTTTTGAATACAAAGGAAAACAATTACCATTAGGTCCTTGTGATACTTCAGGTAATGATTGGGCGTTTAGAAGTAGAGGTTTCCATATGGATATTAATGCTAGTGGTATTACAATTCCAAGTACATTTACAACAAGTGGGACACCAGCGTTCTATACAGGTATTTCACCATTTACATCAGACCCTGATAATGAAACCAATCAATATTACCGAATTTTTGCTCGTAAATTTACATTATTAGTACAAGGTGGTTTTGATGGTTGGGATATATACAGAGAAAGTCGTACAAATACTGATAGATTCAAGTTAGGTAGAAATGGTTATTTAAACGGTGCAAGTCCTAACTGTAACCCAAGATATGGTAATGCAACCGGATGGGGAGCATTTAATCAAATCGCTGTTGGAGATAATACTCAAGATTGGGCAAACACTGACTACTACGCATACTTATTAGGTCAAAGAACATTTGCTAACCCTGAGGCGGTAAATATTAACGTATTTGTAACACCGGGTATATCTATACAAGTGAGTGGTGACTTAGTTGAATCGGCTATAGAAATGATTGAATTTAGTAGAGCTGACTCATTATATGTTTGTACATTAGATGATTATAATATGTTTGTACCTTCAACAGGTGACCCAGGTGATTTAATTTACCCACAAGATGCTGTTGATTACTTAGAAAATACAGGTATTGACTCTAACTATACAGCGACTTACTACCCTTGGGTATTAACTAGAGATAGTGTTAATAACACTCAAATCTATTTACCACCAACAGCTGAGGTTACAAGAAACTTGGCATTAACTGATAACATCGCATTCCCTTGGTTCGCGGCGGCAGGTTACACAAGAGGTATTGTAAATGCTATTAAAGCGAGAAAGAAACTTACTCAAGAAGATAGAGATACTCTTTACCAAGGACGTATTAATCCAATTGCTACTTTCTCAGATGTTGGAACTGTAATTTGGGGTAACAAAACACTTCAAATTAGACAATCAGCACTTGACAGAATCAATGTAAGAAGATTATTACTTCAAGCTCGTAAATTGATTTCAGCTGTCTCTGTAAGATTATTGTTTGAACAAAACGACCAAAAAGTAAGACAAGATTTCTTAGATGCGGTTAACCCTATCTTAGATGCTATCAGAAGAGACAGAGGTTTATATGACTTCCGTGTAACAGTTTCGTCTGACGCAGCTGATTTAGATAGAAATCAAATGACAGGTAAGATTTATATCAAACCAACTAAATCATTAGAATTTATAGATATTACATTCTATATTACTCCAACAGGAGCTTCTTTTGAGAATATTTAATAAAAAAGTTATGACTCATCTTCGGATGGGTCATAATTAAGCCTTATATTGAGAATATGTTAAAAGTCAACTGAAGATTTTGCAAAATACCGTGAGATAATAGGAAAAAAACCTTTTGAATTTGATGGACATATTATTGTGGGTTATTCTAATGACCCATATAAATATTTTGGTGTTCAAGGTGATAAACAATTCATTATTGATGCTATAACCGCTAAACCAGCCGCTGCTTGGAATGATTTTGTTGAGGCGATAAATAATGGGTCAATTTTTTCTATTGTAACAGCTAGAGGACATACACCTTCAGTATTAAAAGAAGCTGTGTATAATTATATAATATCAAACCATAATGGTATAGATTCAAATCAATTAGTTAAAAACTTAGAAAAATATCGTGATTTAAACGATGATGGGGAACTTTCAAAAAAAGAAATGATTCGTGAATATTTGGATTTATGTAGATTTTATCCGGTTACTTACGGTAAAGGTTCTGCAGCTGAAGTAGAATCATTAAAAATTGAAGCAATGGATGAGTTTGTTAAATATATAAAAGAAGTTGCGAGTCACATTCAAGGACAAGCAATGTTAAAAAATAAAATAAGTAACAATTTTGTACCAAGAATAGGGTTTTCTGACGATGATTTAAAAAATGTGGAAAGTATTAAGAAACATTTTCAAGATGACCCAGAAAACATAGTTAAAACTTATTCTACAAAAGGAGGAATAAAAAAAGAATTTTAAAATAATATATTAATTACTAATAAACTGGATACTAGAATAGTAAAAAATTTAATTTACAAAGTAAAGAGAAAAAAGTTTAATAGGTAATATTTATAATAAAGAAAATAAATAAAATAAAATTAAAAACAAATAGACAATGGCTGATTTATTAATGAAAATGCCCATACCTTATGAACCAAAAAGACAAAATAGGTTTATATTGAGATTCCCTTCAAACCTTGGAATTAACGAGTGGTTTGTAGAATCAGCGGCTCGACCACATATAACTATAAATGCAACAGAAATCCCTTTCCTAAACACTTCAACATATGTTGCGGGTAGATTTACTTGGGGAACCATTAACGTTAAATTTAGAGACCCAATCGGTCCTTCAGCTTCTCAAGCACTTATGGAATGGGTACGTTTATGTGCTGAATCTGTTACAGGTCGTATGGGATATGCTGCGGGTTATAAGAAAAATGTTGACCTTGAAATGTTAGACCCAACAGGTGTTGTTGTGGAAAAATGGGTATTAGAAGGTACATTCTTATCTGATGTTAACTTCGATACGTTAGCGTATAACGCAGATGCTTTAGCATCAATTACCGCGACACTTCGTATGGACCGTTGTATTTTAGTTTACTAAAATTTATAAAATTTTTTAATAACCTCACTTTTAGTGGGGTTTTTTGTTTATAAAAAAAATTGTGTTCGTATTATTTATATTAAAACATAATAACTATGGAACAAAACTTAATGGACGCTGCAACACAGGGATTTAATTTACCACACGATATTGTAACATTACCTACAGGTGGTATTTTTTATAAATCAAAAAAAAATAAAATAAAAGTTGGTTATTTAACCGCAAATGACGAAAACTTTTTACTAAGTGCTAGTCAAAATAATAAAGATAATATGATTATTTCTTTATTAAGAAGTAAAATATATGAGCACGATTTGAGACCTGAAGAATTATTAGATGGTGATATTGAGGCTATTTTAATTTTTCTAAGAAATACATCTTTTGGTCCGGAATATACTGTTAATCTGACAGACCCAAAAACTGGAAAATTATTTGAATCAACGATTATTTTAGACGAATTAAATATTAAACAAACTCAAAATAAACCTGATGAAAATGGTTTATTTATAACAAAATTACCAAAAACCGAATCAACAGTTAAGTTACGACCACTAACATATGGTGATAGTATTGAAATAGAAAAAATGGAATCTACTTATCCTGCAGGAAGAGTAGTACCAAAAATTACTTGGAGACTGAATAAACAAATTGTTGAAGTTGATGGTAATAATAATCCGGCAGACATTTCAAGTTTTGTTAATCAACTACCTATTATGGATTCAAAATATATCCGTAATTTTATGAGAGATAATCAACCCTCGTTAGATTTATCGAGAACAGTAGTCGCCCCTTCCGGAGAATTGGTATCTTTCGAGATTGCCTTTGGGGTGGAGTTTTTTCGTCCTTTCTTCTAATAATCGACAACTTCTTATTGAAGAATTTTATTTAATGTCGAAATTTAATGGAATTTCTTGGTCTGACTTTCACACAATGCCGACATACGTGAGGAAATACTTAGTAAATAAAATAATTGAACATAATACACCAAGTGAGGGTTAACATAAAAATCCTTCTTGGTGTATTTATATATAAACACTATTTAGATGGCGGATATAAAAACAACTATAGAAGAATCAATTAAGAATGGGTTCAAACAATATTTTGATGCTT